GATGCTCCTAATATTGTTAAAGGAGATATCGTTTACGTTTCTGATGATGCAGTAGAAATTACATCTGCTACTGACACTGCTAGTGGTCTTACATCTGGTAGTATCAGTCTCCAGTTACCATCAACATATTTTGGAACTATTCCTACAAACGGAACGTTCCCTAAATTAAAACTTACAGCAACTCTTGAGGTATCCAATGCAAAACCAAGACTTAAGACTGCAGTAAATAATAAGAGAATTATTGTTGCCTCTGCTGGTGATCGTATAGTTCCATTTAGAGGACAAGATTATGATAATGAAGTTGTAGAAACTCTATCATATTCTGATGCATTTAAACTAAGATATGTTTATGAAGGAACTTCTTCTCAAGCACCTAATGTAGATTCTGCTGGTAATTTAATTTCAGGAACTGATGTTACTGCTAGATACACATTTGATAATGGACAAAGAGATACACTATATGATGTTTCTAGAATCGTTCTAAAACCAGGATTTGAACCTGCTGCTGGTCAATTATTAATTGCGTTTGATTACTTTGAGCAATCTCAAGGAGATTTCTGTACTATTGACAGTTACTTACATGAAGCAGGTGTCCCAGAAGATGAGATTCCATCTTTCAATTCCTCAGTTCATGGAAACTTAGAACTTAAGAATGTAATTGACTTCAGACCTAAGGTAGATAGTAATGCTATTATTCCTGGCTTCCTCAACATTGCGTCTCTTGAGACTAATGTTGGACAGTTTGCTGGTGCTGGTGCTGTGGTTTCTAGCACTCCTGCTCCTGACTTAAATCTAGAATACACATTCTCATTCAGTCAAATTCAATACTTAGATCGTATTGACGGTATTTTCTTAGACAAGAAAGGACAGTTTATTGTTAAAGAAGGTAATTCATCTCTCAACCCATCTAAACCTGATCCTATTGATGATGCTGTTCCTCTTTTCTATGCATATATTCCTGCATTTACGAAGACAACTAAAGATGTAAGGATTACTCCTGTTGACAACCGCCGTTACACAATGCGTGATATCGGTAAGTTAGAGAAGCGTATTGAAAGACTTGAGTACTATACTACTCTTAGCATACTAGAACAGCAAGCACTTAACATGCAAGTTAAGGATGAGATTGGTCTAGACAGATTCAAGTCTGGTTTTATTGTTGATAATTTTGAAGCACATAAAGTCGGTAACCTACAATCTCTTGATTATAGATGTGCAGTGGACAGTCAACAAAGTGTCCTACGTCCTCAAGCAAAAGAAGACTCTGTTAACTTAGAGGAAGTAAATGTAAGAGAAGATCAAAGATCTGTTTCTGGATATAAGAAATCAGGACATATGGTAACGTTGCCATACTCTCCTCTAGATTTACTTGGAAATAATTTTGCATCTAAAACTTTAAATCCAAATCCATTTGTTGTTCTTCAATATGTTGGTGATGGAGAAGTATCTCCATCTATTGATCATTGGTATGATCAATCTGAAGAACCAATTGTAGTAGATACTAACACTGATCTGTTTAACATCTTCCTTGCAAAAGAAAATGTTAAAGAAAGTTTCTCTAGTTTGTACAATTCTTTTGTAGTTAACTGGGTTGGAACATCTACTTCCTTTACAACAATTAATTCTTTAGGGTTAGTAAACACACAGGAAGCTACAACTTCTGTTGCTAGTGCATCTGTTGCAAGTTCTTCTAACATCAGTCCTCAGAACAATGAGGTTGGAAAAGGTATTCAAACTAAGAGTGTTGGTGAGAGTTTAGTTTCAACTTCTCTAGCATTCTTTGCTAGAAGTATTCCTGTTAGATATGTTATCAGAAGAATGAAACCTAATACGAAGATGTATGTCTTCCTAGAAGGTAGAGATATTAGTCGTTGGGTAAACCCAGACCTAAGATTTACAGGAATTGCTGGTAACTCTTTATCTGCATTTAATGGTGAGATTACAACTGATGAATATGGTAATGCTAGTGGATTAATTGTTATTCCTGCTGGTTTACCACCACTTGAAAATGCAACTTGGACTGGTGATGTAGACACTCTACCATACGATACATCTGCTGAAGAGGTATCAATCACCTCTGGTATATTAACATTTAGATTTACTTCTAGTGCAACTAACGAATCAAAAGAAAAAGTTGATAGTTATACAGAGGTTAAGTATTATGCTACTGGTCTTCTTCCTGAGAATCCAGCAAGTATTGTATCTACAAAACCATCCTACTTCAAATCAAATGAAGGTGTTCAGTTAATTGAAAGTAATACTGATAATCCTGTAAGACCTAATCCTCTTGCACAAACATTTAAAGTAGAGAACTTAGATGGTGGATGCTTTGTAACAGGTGTTGATCTTTTCTTCAGTAAGAAGAGCACTAATATTCCAGTTAAAGCTTATATCTCTAATGTTGATGCAGAAAAACCTGCTAAGAACATTGTACCTGGTTCTGAGAAAACTCTTTCTCCAAATACATTCCTCAGGTGTTTTGCTAGTGGTAATGTAGCAGTTTATGTTGGTGAGAATGTGACTGGTGCATCTTCTTCTGCGTCAGGTCCTATTCTAAAAATCTTTGATAAGAATAATGTAGAATTAGTTGCAACTGCATCTGGTAAGTTTAGTCTTACAAACGAGCAAGTATATACTATTGTTCTCAATAACCATAATGGAAAATCTTTTGTACCAAATGAAGATTTAATTATTCCATCTGTTACAGAAGCAAACGCAAAGAATAACACTGATCTTGTCCTTTCTATTGCAAAAGATAGTGGTAAGGTTTCTAGGATGAGAATTACTAACACTGGTCAAAATTATGACAGTGCAATTCTTACTATTGAAAGTCCTCAATTACCTGGCGGTTCTACTGCTACAGCAAGTATTGAAGTTTCCAATGGTCAAATTTATAATGCTGAGGTATCACTTAGTGGATTTGGTTATACAGAAGCACCTTCCGTGGTTGTGAAAGGAGTCGGAAATGGTGCGGGTGGGTGTGAGATCCAAACATTTATTGATATTGATACACCAGCAGTTAGAATGGGTGTAGCAATTGATGCTGGAGAGGTAACAAATTCCACAACACCTACACACTTTGCATTTGATTATCCTGTTTATCTACAGAATGATACTGAATATGCATTGGTAGTAGAAACAGATTCTACTGATTATGAACTTTGGGTTTCTAAACTTGGTGAAACTGACATTGCTACAAGTACGGTCATCACGACTCAACCATCTCTAGGTTCGGTATACCGTTCCCAGAATACCGAAAGTTGGACTGAAGATATTTTTGAGGATCTTAAATTTACTCTTTATAGAGCAGAGTTTGATACATCTAGACCAGCAGAACTTCTTCTTAAGAATGAAAATCTTGGTTATGAACTTCTTGATGCAAATCCAATTGAAACAAATGCAAGTTCTAATTCTGCTTCCACATCTACTTTATTCAAGAACAACAATGCTGTTGTTAAGGTAAATCATAGAGATCATGGTTTTGAAGACAGTGGTAAGTCTTATGTGTTCTATAGAACTGCAGTTGAAACTGGAGGTATTACTGCCTCTACTATCAATAGTAATCTATTCAAGGTAACTAACTCTGGTATTGATTCTTATAATATCCTTTCACCATCTCAAGCTGCAGGAAACTCTCTTGGTGGTGGTACTTCTGTTTATGCAAGTCATAACAGAAAATTTGAAACTCTATACCCACAAATTCATTATCTAACATTCACAGGAACAACATTAGATGTTTCTGTAAAGACTACTAATGTGGTTCCTGTTGATTCTTCTACAACTAACTACACTTCATATTCACAAGCAGAATATGAAAGAACATTCTTGAATGAACCACATTATTTCACAAACCAGAAGATGATTGCTTCTGAGATCAATGAGACTCTTAATAATCTTGAGAGATCTCTAACTTATAAGATGAAACTATCTTCTACATCTAGTAATCTTTCTCCAATCATTGATCTTTCTAGTGCTTCTGTTAAGACAGTAACTAATAGAATTGAAAATGCACATGGAGAAGAGAACAGATTTGGTAGAAGAGATCAAGTTATTGAGTTCTTCCCAGTATATCAATTTGAACTTGCTGGTAACGCTGGAACTGAATTACAACCTGATCAAACAATTGAAGGACAAACATCTAAGACAACTGGAACTATTGCTAGAGTCAATGGTAGTGTTGTATATGTTAGAGTTAAGACAAGTCAATTCTTCCAGAAAGGTGAACTTGTTTCTCTAGGAAATCAAACTCAATTAACAAATGTCAGTGTTGATTCTAATCCAACTCAAGTATTCGCATCTATTGATGATGGTGCTACAATTGAAGCAAGAAATCCATCTGTAATTCTTGAGACATATGAAAATATTATTACTGGTAAAACAGTTATTTGGAATAATCAAACTCAAGAACTAACTGCTAGAGTTGATGTCAATCCAATCAATGATAATTACACTGATAGAATTATTGATAGTGTATTGTATAACAGAAATGCTGTTGTTGGTGACCAGATTGCAGACATCTTCCGTGTAGGAGACTTTATCAAGTATCCCAACCAACCAGATGAAGAAGCAAACTATCTAGAGGTAGGTAAAATTACTTATACAAATGGTGTTGACTTTGTTGCTGAAGATACCTCTAAGAATGGTTCTGCAGTATCTAAGTATGTAACTAAAGAAGTTGTTGTTAGTAGTCCTGCAACTGCTATTGATGTACATCTAATGGCAAATGTCAAAGACATTTCTAATATTCAAGTTCTTTATAAGTTTAAGAAAGCATCTAGTCAAGAAAATTTTGAGGATATTGATTGGGTTCTATTCAATGGTAATGGACAACCTGATACATTAGAATTAGCAACCACAGAAAACTCTATTTCAAGTGTTGTTGAGAAACAATCTTCTTATCAAGACCTTAAGTATAGTGTATCTGATATTGAAGAATACTCATCATTTGCTATCAAAATTGTAATGTTAGGTGTTGATCCTGCTTTTGCTCCTAAGATTCAAGACATTCGTGCTGTTGCAGCATTCTAATTTCCGCGTATGGACTATATCAAAGTTGAAGGGCATGATGGTCTCGTAAGAGACCAAAACACTGGTGCCATAATCAATTTGGACAATTCTGCTATAGTTGCTAGACGTAAGTCAAAACAACTCAGTTCCGCGTTGGACGACATAAATACATTGAAGAATGAAGTTTCTGAGCTCAAATTTTTACTTAGAGAGTTAACAAAAAATGCCAGCAATTCAAGTAGCTAGAACGGATACCTTTGAGAATCAAAGGCAAAAAATTAACCAAATTAGCGATCAAATTTTTGCCATTGCTCAAGGTGGTAGCGATTTATCAACTGGTATTTTAAAACTAGGTGACGGTACAAAAGTTACTCCCTCACTAGCTTTTACCAATGACACCGACACAGGACTATACAGAGCTGGATCAAAAACAATTGGTATTATTTCAAATACCAAACTTCTTGCTACGTTTAATAATCAAAGTAATGAATTTTTTAATGATGTAAATTTCACTAAAAATGAATTATCTGCTGCATTTATTAATATCAATGATAGCGGTCAAAATTATGATGCAGGAACTTTTAGTAATGTTCCTGTTATTGGTGGATCTGGTATTGATGGTTCTCTTAATATTACAGTTGAAGCATTTACAGGAACGATTACTTCTGCTGGTGTAGATTATACAGCAGGATCGTTCTCTAGTATTTTTGTAACTGGAGGAAATGGAACTGACGCTCAATGTGGTTTCCAAGTTATTGGTATTGAAGGAGAAACTACAAACAAAGGTTCTTCATATTCTGATGGTCTTTATAATGATGTTCCGTTTACTGGTGGTAATGGAACAGGAGCAAAATTTTCTTGTTCAGTAAACGCTGGTGAGGTAGAAGGAGTCAACATTTCTGATAGTGGTACTGGATATAGAAATGGTGATGTTCTTTCAGCTAATAATGCAGATCTTGGAGGATCTGGTGCAGGATTCCAATTTACTGTTAGTAGTGATGTTGGTCAAATAGATCCAGCTACTTTCCAGTTTACTGACAAAGGAACTGGTTATCAAGTTGGAGATGTTTTAGGACTTCCAGTTGCTGTAACAGGAGTATCAACTACCTTAAGTGATGCTAGTGCTGATATTACAGTAACTCAAGCACAAGCAGACGCTATTAGAACTGGGTTTGTCGTAACACAAACTGGCGGATCTGGTGTTCTTGTAGGAAGTGGTGGTGCTGGTGGTGGTAGTAATCCAACTGTATTCGCAATCAATGGAACAACAGTTAGTTTATCTGCAACACCAGACACTGCTGGATCTGCCACTCTAGATTTTACACCTCCATACGGAACACCAACAACACCATTTTCTTTTACTATTAGTAAAGTTGGAGCAGTAGAAACTGTAGGTGTTGGTGATGGTGGTAGTGGTTATGCTACTGGTGATGTTCTTTCTGTATCTCCATTTAACTTAGTTACACCAATTGAGATTGACGTATCTGTAAATCCAGTGGATGTAATGACATTTACTGGATCAGTTCCATCTTCTTTTATATCAGTAGGTGACCAAATTTATATTCCTGGCGGAGGGATTGAGACAACTCAGATTACAACACAAACAACTATTGCGAGTGAATCAAATGCTTCGTATACTAATTTATCTGCAACTGGTGGAAATGGATCTGGAGCAGTATTCTCAGTAGACAGAGGAATTAGTGGAGATGTTTCTACTGTAAATATTACAACTGCTGGTGGTGGATACAGTCAAGGAGATGTTCTTACGATTGCTGGTGCTGATGTTGGTGGAACAACTCCAACAGATAACATTGTATTTGAGGCACAATCTGTTAGTGCAGATGGAACTCCTGCAGAAGTTTATGAAGTTGTAACTTCTGGTGGAAATATTACTTTATTAGTTGCTGCTTCTGGTGGTAATTTTACCGATCAAAGTACTGCTGCCAAATTTGGAGTTCCTAACACAACAGTTTCACTTTCCACTTATGAGGGTATTAATAAATTCTTCCTTGATACTGGATCTGGAGCAACATACCATCCAGCTTTAACATTATATGCTGGTAACACATACAAATTTAATAACGGTAATGCTTCTCACCCATTTAGATTTTCAGAATTTAGAGATGGTATTCACAGTCCAAGTGTTGTTACTGGATTAACAACCACATTAGATGATACTAGCACTACAGTAACCCTTACAAGCACAACTGGAATTCTTCAAGGAATGAAAGTTGAGGGAACTGGTGGTGGAGGTAGCGGAGGAACTGTTGATACAGACACTTTTGTAGCATCAGTTGTAGATGCCACAACTATTACCTTAACAAAAGTTCCTAGTACATCAGGAGCTGCAACTTTAGATTTTACTGGATATGCTTACACAGAGGGTGTTCAATATGAATCATCATATACACAAATTTTAATTACAGAAACTACACCAACCCTCTATTATT